CCTTTAGCAAGTTTGTAGTTTTTAAGTAGACGGATGGCATTTCTACGTAGTTGTTTCATACCCTGCCACTCAAGCCAGTCAAGGTTCCATGCTCTCCATTCCTCATCTTTTTCCTTTTCAGATAAAAACTGAATAGGCTGGGTGAGGGTACCCATCTTATTATATTCTACTTTCTTACCTGCTTTGAGATCAAGGGCATTATATATTTGCATACTCTTAAATGTTTTTTATTTAATATTCTTAAAAGGATTTCTATTAGGCTTAAAATTTAAACTTTTGGAGTTTACACCCATATTTCTAAAAGCACTCCTCATACTTAATTTACTTAATTTTTGGGAGTTTACCAATTTATCTGATGTAATCTCCACTCTTTTAGCCAATCCACGGTTATTTTGCTGGATTTGGGCAAATGCTACAAGAGCACAAAATGATACAAGTCTATCCACATTGACACCCGGTTGATATTGTTTCATCTCTTCTAGTAACATAGGATCTGGAATTCTTTCCACTCCATAGTAGATTTTCTTAGTTTCCCCATTTTCATCCATATCTTTATCTATTTCTTCTGTAAGGAATTGAATACCATAGGATAACAAATGCTGCTTAAATAAAACACCAGTGTTTTTCCAACCATATGTGGCATATACATTAGCATTAGATGAAAGCTCTTTAAGGAAAGGAATCTGATCTTTAGGAACTAAATACTTTTGTTTTCTTCTAGATATCATATATTGTATAAACAAACTTACGTTATTTTCACATAATGTCCAAGCATTATACCATTCTACAATAAGTTCTAGTCTTTCATGGGTTTTTTGTAAGTCATCAAACCTACCACACCAGCTTGCTACAATAGCATCTCTTTCAAAATGTGTAGATATCTTACCTTGACCATCATCTTTTATAACTTCTGTAGCTGTTTTGTATACAAATATAGAGCACAATGAATCAGATGTTGTTGTCTTACCCTCACCTACAGGGTCAATTGAAGCATAATATGTTCCCCATGGAACATTTTTAATAGGTCTTTCATATACACATATCACTCCAGATTTATCCTCCATAGTTTTATCTACAGGAAATCTGTTGATTGGTCTTTTATTAGATGTTTTAGCTTCCACTTTACCATCTGCATCATATCTTAAATCTATATATTCTACAGGATAAACACCTTCTTCAATTCTTTTACTTTGATGTGATAGAAGATGTGGAGGAAATACAGATTCTTTTCTAGTTGCAAAAGCTTCTTCTATATTAGTGGGCTTTTGAGATATCCTAAGTTGATATTGCTCAGGACTTAAATCTTTTTTCCACTGTTTTCTTTCTTCATATATAGCTTCTAAAGCTTCCACTACAAGAGAGTTACCAAACTTATCTATATATGGAGGCATAGACCATTGTTCTGGAATAAATAAACCAGTTTCTCCAATAGTTTTATTATTGTCTATAAGATTAGTTGTAATAGCCTGCATGCCATATTTATGTGGATAAAGCACCATTTCTTTTAAAGGATGACATTGGTCCAAATCACCCACAGATCCTGCTGCAATAAAGGTTCCTGTTGTCACCATACCTGATTGCATGGCTGGTCTCATAAACTCATAAGTGTCCATCATTTTAGGGGCAATACCAGCCTCTTCATGAAAGAAATATGTTACAGGTCCACCGACACCATTTGTAGGGTCTTTCTCAAAAGATGTACCTGTTATAATACTTTTATTACCTTTGTATGTATCACGGCCCTGAATCCTCACTTTAATCCTTTGTTGCCATGAAAAAATCTTATCTGGCTCTGAAGGTCTATACCATGCAGTGTGTTCATTCAAGAAGTTACGGTATTCATTTAACATCCTCCAAGATCCTTTTTCAGAAATGTAATCTTTTAAACTGGCTCCTATTTTATTTACAGATCCCTCTTCAAACCAATATTGGTTTATAAGTTTACCCATATGAAAATAAGAAGATGCAATCTGACGTTTTTTAAGAATAGGAACATGCTTATAATTTAATTCAGCAAGCCATTCATAAAGAGCCATGTGATACTGAGCATCCCTCACTTTAGCAAAGTCAAATCTTTTTTCCTCCTTATCATAAATTGGTAAAAAATTCAACCACATGTAATAGTCTCTAGTAAGATACCATGTGTTACCATTGTTTTTATATATCACTCCATTTTTACACTTTGCTTTTTGGTCATCCCAATAATGTACAAAATCTTTACTTTTTATAGGAGCATTACAATAATATCCTTGTTGCTGAAATTTTTTAGCTTCAGCATTGAATAAAAATGATGTTTCATCAAAATTATATCCTTCATCTGGACCGGCATCTTTAAACACACTTCTTACAAAGTCACGGAAATCATTTCTTTCCATAAACTCTGTAGTGGTCCAGGTGCCATTATCATAAGTGGGGATGGTTATGTAGGCTTTATTTAGCATTTAACTTTGCTTTGATTTTTTTGATGTCCCCTTTGTATTTGACCACGAGCTTTTTGATGGACTCCACATTGGTATGGAAGATAATATCTGAGTGGTTGATATTAGTCCAGTAGTGCTGGTAAAGGTCTCGGTGAATTCCGGCCCATAATTTGATGTAAGGGTTGTAGTGAAAAACCCAGTCTTGTAAGATTTCATTTTCCATGGTTTTATTTTTATTGGTCATAAGCAAGATTTTGTCCACCCCTTACAGAACTTTGTTGTTCTTCTTGTAAGTCACGGTAGACACCTTTAAAAGATTGTCTAACAGCATCAAATTTCTCAGCTATTCTTAACAAAGCTGTAGCTGATCCATCTCTACCAAAGGTAAAAACTTCTGTAGCCATAACTTTTGCCATATTATCTAAAGCAATTTTAATACCATTATATGCTCTTGATGTTGGTGTTTCATATAGTTTACTGGTGATTTCTATTGCATATTGTATTTTATCATCTTCAGCATCAAAATCTCCACCCACTTCTCTTCTAATCATTTCTTCTTTGTCCGTTTCTGGTACATCAAAGAAAGGATTTAAGTCTGGGTTTGGACATGTAAGATAGTGAATATATGCATATATCTTTAAATATTCATCTGGATATTCATCCATTATATCTTTGTAGCACATCATTGTATAACAATGTTCTGATGCCACAATCTTTCCATTTTGTATATCAAATATTCTTACCATTAGTTTATACTTATTAATATGTCTCTATCATAAGACAGTTCAAAATCATAAAAGTGTGATGTACTGGAGTTTCTAGAAACAGAATATAATATATCCCCAGGATTAACTTGTATGCATGTTATTATTCCTGGTGATTGATCAACATCAGTTTTTACATAAACTGTGTCTCCAATATTAAATTTATTGTTTATTACCATCCCAGTGTTTGTTCGGTTTTTCATAATAGAAAGTTAAGTCTTGTTCATCATCATCATAGTAGTTAGCTACAACATCTGATTTAAATTTGCTGTTTACATTTTCAAACATAGCTGCGGTTACAATATCTCCCACCACCATCTCTTTTAAAAGATTAGTGAGCCATATATAATTACCACCTCTAATCACTCCAGCTTCCACTAAAAGATAGTTAGAATATTTTACATCTGAAAATCTAAAATGGTTTAGCATAACTAATTTAGCTTTTTCTATATAAGGAGCTACGTCTTCATCTGGATAGGGTGTATCAATAGGTAGGATGTCTGCCATTTCTCCTGCATAACTTAGTTCATGTGCAATGTGCATAGCAACGGTGGCTGAATAGTCAGGAGACACCATTAAAACTAATGTATTGCTAGCATTCAAATGAGGAAAGCGGGCAGACAATCCTAATGTTACATGAATAATTGCTGACATTTCAGCTGTCCTATTCACCATTAAATCCATTCTCATATATTAAAAAAATTATCTAATGCTTTAGACTCATGTTCTAAACCAACAGTAGATTCACCTTGTTTAAAAGAAACTCCCGAGATAAACACGGTAGTTGTACCATCACTTACAGATTTGTTTAAATACTTGTTCTTCATATCCTGAGGAACACCTTCAGAAGGTATATACCATGTATTTCCTTCTTTTTTAATTGGACTCACTTTTAATACTTCCATATTATAGGTTTTAATTGTTTACATTGGTTTTTGGATTTCTTAGTAAATCCCTCTCAGCACTCTTAGCTATTTTTCTAAGTGTTGACTGCACAGCTAATTCATGGGTGTGTATCCAACTTACATTATCAAATGCTTTGTGTTGTTCAGTTAAATAATATTTATGTGCACTCTCTTCTAAATTAAGAGTGCCATTTTCATATTCATCAAGAAGCTCTGCTAATGTAGGTATCATTCTATCCTTTTGCTTTTATTTTGTCTCTGTTTTCTTTCAACCACTTGATCAATGCAATCACCTCTTGTTTTAAATAAGGCACTTCATATTGCACCACCTCTTCTACAATAGGATCACCATGTGAATTTAATTCTGCAATTGGATTACCAAATTTATCTTTTCCTGATTCTTTAAATATGATGTGATGTAACACCATTTTACCAGGAGAATACAAATGATTATGTTTAAGAATAATGTACATATACATGCTTAATTGCAGTGCATAGTGTATAAAATTACAATCATCTAAATGACTTACAGGACTGCTCATCTTTTGCACCTTACCATCCCAGCTAGTGAATCCTTCTGTTTTAATTTCTTTATTAGTTTTGTAGTCGGTGATATTTACCTTACCTCTAACCACTTCCACTAAATCTGACTGACCACAAAGTCCAGCTGATTTCAAATAAACCATATGTTCTGGATAGATGCCCTCAGTGAGCTTTTGATCTGGTGCTTGTTTAGATCCATCTGTATTTATTAATGGAGTGAACACCGGTATAGCAACACCTTCTCTATCTAATGTTTCTAATTGGCATATATCTTCTTCACGTTGATTGTGATACCAAGTTCCTAATGTTGTTGCTCTATTAGCTTCATTTTTCCATGCCTCTTTGATTTCATCAGGAGTCATTCCAAACCATTTAGATTTTTTAGACTTTGACACTTTAGAAGCTACAGAGTCTGCATCAAATGGTTGTTTAAAATTGCCTATAAAGCTTGTGACACTCAACCATTTTATATCTGATTCAGGATCAAGGGAAACATATTCATGTTTCTCTGGTTTAAATACTATTGCCATAACTATTGGTTTTTGCTGTTAAAATCATCTTCTTCCTTTTCTGTAAGCATCTTGTTCCATTTAGGAACAGGTAGAGGACATTCTGAACTTAAACTTCTTGTTTTTAGTTTTAAGCTACATCCACATCCCCCTAACTTTTTATTACAACAAGGCTGGGTACCAGGCATTTCACAACCTGCTCCAGTTACATCATAAAATGTACATCTTTTACAAATCTCCATTCTATCATTTGCTATTATTTCTACATGCTCTGTTTTGAACATGTTATTTTTTATTCCTTCCAAGATCTGGGATCGGGAGTTCCATATCTTTTTTATTGAACTTGGTTTCATGTATAAATCTTTTGTGTGTTTTTATAAATTCTTTTCTTTGTTGTTCCTCAGCCATCATTCCTTTTAACATCTCCATCTTCTTAATATACTCATCTAGATGCTCTTGCTCAGGATATTTTATCTTAGTCTTTTGCAACATATCTATTGTATTGTCCAACTTCCAATGCTTGATGGTAAAATCCCCAAGATTGGTTACATGCACACGGTCTTGCTTCAAATCAGAAAGAGATTCTCTCACCTCTCTCCAATATTCCTGTGCAATAGTGGTTACAACAGACACAGGGAGGTTAAGCTCCATGGCTGTGCTAACTAATAGCTCCTTAGATTTAATTGGCCTCAACACTTAATATCTTATAATTTAAAAGTATATTACCTGTAGACAATACAGGAATATTGTTAAGAGATATTTTCTTTTTATTGATGCCGTCTTTTGTCACTAGGTTCATTTTCTCTAGTTTAGCCAAAGCATTTCTTACAGACTGTGGGCTTTTATATATGTTCTTTTCAAAAGCTTTTACACAGAATGTAGAGATCTCAGACTCCTGCTCTATTCCTAATAATGTAAGACATTCAATTTCTGCCGGAGATAATTGTACATCATTTAAAAAACAATGTGTTAGGATTTGAAACTTAACACAGTTCCAATTACTCACTAATGCTTTTTTTTCTATTTGATTTACTTTTGCCATTTGTTTTTGGTTTTATTACACTCATTGATTCTAGGAGTGTTACTAGTTGATGGTTCTCAATCCACCAAACTTTATCCATTTTTTTAAAACTCTCTGATACATAATAAGGAGTGATGCCTTCTGTAGGAATTCTCATATGTCCTTTTACATACATCTCGTGGAGTTCTGTTAATGTAAATATCTTTCTGTAAGTTAAGGAATGCATCCAGCATCCCATTCTATATAATATAGAAGCTATGCGGCCTTGCTCATTAAAATACAAGGCCCATATACATAGTCTATCTCCAATTATTCTTAATAGAGAATACATCTTATTTTTTTAGTTTTCTTTTTGGAGATGGTACGGATACAGTGTCACCGGCTTTGTAGCCTTGTTCTTTAATTGAAGGATTTTCCTCAATGTCTTTTTCCGTTATAGTGTAAGGCACCATTTCTTGACCTTCCTCTTCAGGAGCTGAAGACAATTGAGACATTCTGTAAAGGGCCTGCATTTCTCTAGCCTTCAACTCTGTAAGAGCTGTGTTTAATTCTGCTAGTTGCACTTGTACAGTTTTGAATTCTATTTGCTCTTTCATCCAAGATAACATCTCTTCTCTAGATGGTTGAGCTTGCTCTTCTTGTGGAGCTTCTGGGATTTGGTTTTCTTCTGTCATGTTTGTGTGGTTTATATTAAAAATATACTTAAAAAGTTTAAACTTTACAAATTTAACTATATTAACTAACAGTGTCCAAATATTCTTATCCACTAGTTATTAACACAAACACAAAAAAGTCCTTATTAAAAGGACTGTAATATAAGAGAGGAATTGCTTATTCTTCACATAAGCATGTGCTGCCCTCACACACTGGGCATGTTAGCTTTAAGCCGTTGATTTTCTTGTTCATAAAAAAAAGGGAATGTTGTACGTTCTGTACAATAATAATATACTAAATCTTTGGCTCATCACCAAGTGGAATGTATTGAGTTTCAAACTTATGTCTCATAACTGGGTAGGTGTTGTAAACAGAGTCCTTACATATATAATCATCAATAAATGCTAAAAGGGTGCCGTTTTGTGTCTTCACCATAACAATATTTAATGAATCATGGGGAGAGACATGATCTCCTCCCCATTTTTCAATTTCCCTTAAATTACTCTTAGTGTATTGTATTGCTTCTACAACGTCTCCGTTTTCTAGATGCTTATACTTTCCTACCATACAATAGCAATATCATGTTCTCCCACCATCATTTTTGGGCTGCCGTCAATATCAATCCTCTCAGCATTCTCTAGAGAAGAAATAGTGAGATAGACAGAATCTCCCACTTGGACAGACTCAACATTTTCTCCTACAGCAAACACTGTAAGCTTTTGCCATTTCTTATACTCAGCCTTTAATAGATCCTCTTGATCTTTTTCAGAAAGCTGTATTACGGATTCCTTTTTCTCAGGAACATTCAATAGAATTCTTCTACCTTTTAATTTCATGTGTATTAGTTTGTGTCATACCACTTCCAGCCTAATAAGACCTTAGTGAACAGACGGTGAATAAAATGCGGTTTGTTTTTAAAATGGATACATAATGCCTTATCCCCTATAGAATAATACCCAACATACTTAGGATAGATGAATGGGCTGGCACCGCCTTCAATCTTAACATTACTTCCATACACCTGATCACCACCATATATAGGCTGTTGATCATAGGAAGGATTGATATCAGTATTCATAATAATATATTTCTGCAAATATAATATCCCCCCGTACTGTTTCCAAATCAACTTACCCCCACCTTATCCACATATTAAGACACCCCCTCCCCTTCCGGGTGGTAAAAATTTTGATGATGGAGGGAGTGATGGCCTCCCCCAACCAAGCCCCCACAACCAGCCAGGCACCGAGCCTACCCCCTGGTTGTTGGGGGACAAGCATGGTGTGCAACCCCAAAAAAAAATAAAATTTTTATGACTATGAAACAATCTACTTGGAATGCATGGTTCATTCTATCAGCTTCAATGACTACTATGTTGTTGTTCACTGTGGTCTTTTGTGATCCTTCTGTACAAAAGATTCTCATCTCTCCTCTGTTCTTGATCATGTCTTTAACGGCATTTTCCAACATGGTGTTATGCCTACGTGTAGGTAGTAAAATGTAATGTGTATAATCTGTAAACTGAAGATCCTTAGTGGTCTTCTTTTTATGGGTGGTAAACCCCAAAAAACCATAAATTTTATTTTATGCACACAAAAATTAAAGTACCTTTCGGTTACACAAGCATGTCTTTAGATGATGTGCTAGTCATTTACAGCGGAAAAATCCGTGTAAAGTATAGTGTTGAACATGTTCCACAGAACATAAAGACTATGTGTAGGATTACACAGGGTAGAAAAGACTGTGTTACACTACAGTATATTACCACGGACTATGAACAGCATGTTAGAAACATTAAGGAAATAGACATGTTCTTGTACAGTGTTATGACCAACAGGCTTATTGACAAATATATCAATAAGCACTATAATGTGGACACTGAGGAAGACAACCTGCCGTTCTAGCACATATAGCCCCTTCGGGGGCTTATATAGTGTGTATAACTCCAAAAGTAAATTAAAATTTATATATATGGAAAATGTAAATACACCATTTGGTTACAACTTTGAAGGTAGCACCGTGACTGTTAAGTTAAGGTTCAAACCTGAGAACTATGTTAAGTTGAAACTTACACCACATACAAGTAGTATGGTGGGTACAAGGACAACCAGCACCAACTATATTATTATAGAGGGTAAGTTCAATGTATACTCACAAGAGTATAGAGAGTTTAAGAATGCTGTTAAGATGGCACAAGTGTTATAAGGCTCCGGCTTTATAGCACTTTCTTTCTCTTTTATAATATATATAAGGAGCCTCCGGCTCTGCAGTGTATGTATAGAGAAATACTCTCATCAACCCCAAAAGTATATTAGTTATATTACAAAACATAACTTTATGTAAACTAAACTCAATCCTGTATAAAAACACAGGCAGCACAGCTTGTAGGTCAAGGTGCATAAGCAAAACAACCTTCTGTATAAGGAGCCTCCAAAAGGCTCTTTTTTTTTCTAATGTAAACACACTCTTGTATATCTGTATAAAAAGAGTAATAGGCGGCCTTCGGCCGTTTCTCTACCTTTTTGTCTTCACTCTCATTAACCCCAAAAAGGATTAAATTATTTTATTCACAATTTAAATTTATTTAAAATGCTTACAGCAAAATTAGACGGTTCTTACCGTAAAGCCGTTACAGGCACAAAAGTTTTTAGATTTGTAGTTTCAGGTTCTGAATCAGAAATTGAAGCATATAAATCAGCACAGGAAGATAACTTCCGTACAGATGAAGACGGCAAGCCGTTGTTCTTCTCTACAAGATATCTATCTGATAACATTAAGCTTATCATCACTGAAAACAACAATGTTGTTGTTGATGATACAGATTTCAGCAAGTTGGCTTCTCTTGTAGACCAATTTGGTGCAGAAACTGCCCGCTTGATTATGGATGCTCAAAGAGCACAAGCTAACGGGTAAGTAACCCAACCCTAATACATACACAGTGGTAACACATTGTGTATGTATTTTTTCTTTAGCACCGCCAAAGGCGGCTTATAAGCAAAGAGAAACCAAGCTTCTGAAATGTTTGTTGAACTTTCAGCTGACATTTCCCACTTAACTCATTGATTGTGTGGGAGTTAGAGTGTGGGTGGTATCATCTCCCACAATTCTCCACATTTTCACACAAGCCATTAAAAACCCAGAGTGCCTGCGGACTAAATGGCTATAACAACATATTGTTAAATTCTCACAATGGTAAAACTTGTATTGACTTACAGGTTATCCTTACACTATGTAAAGGTTCTTGGTTCCATGCTAGTGGCTTGCATGTAAAATATTAAGACAGCTATATGATAATTAGAAGTCCACTAGGGGACTATAAACCGTGTTAAGCCTAGTGCGTTCTATATATACAGCAGGAAAACAATTCGGCTCATACCTACCTTAAGTGAACTATGCCTGTTGTATATATAGAGGTCACCATTAAATGGGCTCTTTCTCTTTATGTTTCTCTTATAGGTAATTCTCATAACGGAGGCTTAGGCCACCACAATTTAATGCACCATTTCAGTTTCCCAAGGGCTGACAGATGAGTTGAGGATCAAATGACTACCTACCTCACATTTGAGTGCAGAGGGATATTAACATGTCACCAACTAAACACATATATGAGTAAACAATTAACAGATTTTCTCTATGACAGTAGTGTAGATGGGTTATTCTACCTTTCTCATATCACTGGTTTAACATATAGGGAGATTAATGTAGTGGTATTCTGTATAGCCGAGCCGCTGCTCTATTTAATAATGCTAATAATAATCATTAAACAAAAAATCAAATTAAATCACCATTTAAACTAAAAAGAAATGAAAACTTTAACTCTTACATTCACATTCTTGTTTGTACACATGCTTTTGTTCACAGCATTGTCTGCTATTGGTGCTATATTCTCAGGAAGCTTCATTAGTATAATAACCAATGGTAATTGGTTCTTTATTTATAGCATATTATTCTGTTGTATACCAATTGCTGTAACAGCAGAAGTACATGACATATTAGAAAAAAAACAAAAGTATTATTAAACTTATTTCCCGTAAAAGATTCTGCTCTTTGAAATCTTATTGGGGTGGATGTTGATGTCCCAACCAAAATTATCTTCAAGGACGGTCTGTGGAAATATTGTTTCCCATAATGGTCCATGCTCTCCTTTTATTGCACGTGCAAAATGCTAATAAATAAGACGTGGACCTGGGGAAAGATCTAGAGCTTCAACCTGCTCAACGGTGGGGAAGGGTAACCAAGCCTTCCAAATTAACAGTAGAAACTCATAGTCTTCTAAGTTTCTTGACAAATACATACACAATGTAATTGAGAGGATTTAACGGAAGATTAATTCTGATGCACAGTATAGGGCATGGCCAGTCGGCTAGAAGTGCTTAGTTGGCCAACACAGAATTAATAATTGTGTTGTTCCCTTGAGAAAGGAAACGTAAGAAAGTAGGGAGAAATCCCGTCTTTACAACACAGAGGTTCTCAATCTCAAGTCAGGTGGCGGGATTGGTAGCCGCATTGATGGGCAGTAAATCCATTAAAACTTGCAGGTTCGAGTCCTGCCCTGACTGCACTGACTGTGATGTTGGTTGTGTGAGTAACATAACTAAACAGTATGACAGCTTGGAAAGACAAGCAACATAGTCAGGTGGCAAATGGTGTCACAGCTGCTTCGGGGGCTGTATAACACTCCCTGTAATGGGGAGTACAGGTTCGAATCCTGTCCTGACTACTATTATTCATTAACAATTAAACAAAAACACATTAAACATGAAAAAATTAATCTATTTCATTTGGCTTGCTCTTGTAGCATCTTTCTCATTCATTTGGTCATTCTGTGTAGAACAAGGTAATATAGGAGATGTATTAGTTCTCCTTATTTCTCTACTTACATTGGTTATAACCATAGCATATGGACAATTCACTAACCTTGAAAAGGAATAAGAAATGACTAAATATCTACTAATCCAATGGCCTGAATCTGATAAAGTGTTAGAAATAGCACGGCAGCAAGGCTGGCAGGAAGAATGTTTCCTTGCCGTTGGCTTGACAGAAAACCAAGACAAGTTCTTAGGTGATCAAGCCTATTTTGTCCCTGTAGGACGATATTCAAATATTGTAAACCAATAAAAACCAATCTCTTATGAGAATTAGAAATCTGAAATTCAGAACCTATCAGCAATTTGTAAGCTGGTATAGCACCATTGTCAAAAGATTCAATGACATTAAAGTGGTGTTCTTAAAGAAATCATTTGACGCATTATATGTGTCATTAAGCTATTAACAGTATTGTTTAATGGTGAATAAGGACTTGGACCGGTTGGACTTCACACAACTAGCAGTTTATGGTAATCTCTAAACCATATTTTTTATTCACCCAAAAAATTAAATGACATGCAATCATGCTGGCAAGTATCAGGTAATCAATATAAACCTGATGAAAAAAGTTCACAAATTGATATACTACCTTCTGGTATATATACAATACAAAGTCATCCTATGTTAGGACTCTATCTAACTAAAACAGGGGAAGACTTTAAATTCAACCATAAAATATATGGGGTTGAAAAAGATTTTATAAACCGAGTGACTAAATCATACAGTGTTATGACTGATAACATGGGTGTCTTACTTAATGGTGTTAAAGGCACCGGCAAATCTGTTACAGCTAAACTAATCTGTAATGATTTGAAAGATTTCCTTCCCATCATTATAGTGGATAAGGCATATGAAGGCCTGCCTCAGTTTATCTCTAAGATTCAGCAAGAAGTGATTATATTCATAGACGAATTTGAGAAAGTTTATCAAGAATACTCTTCTGAAGTGCTCACTATTATGGATGGTGTATACAAAACAGGATATAAAAGACTGTTCTTGTTAACCACTAATAATCTTTACATCAATCAGAACATGTTGCAAAGACCAGGCCGTATTAGATATGTCAAAACATATGGTGATCTTGAACTACCTGTAGTTAACGAGATCATTGATGACCTTCTATTATATCCTGAGTTTAAAGCTGACTGTCTTGAAGCTATTTCCACTCTTGAGATTATTACTATTGACTTAGTGAAAGCTATTATCAATGAAGTGAATATACATGTGGAAAGCCCAACCAAGTTTATGGATGTATTTAATGTTACAAGTGGCTTAAATGATGAAATAAGGAAAAGTGTGGAAGTTGTAGAAATTACAAACAATCCAAATGTAACACCTTTGGAAATTAAGAACGCTTACTTATACGCTTCATTAGAAAGACTTTGTGAAGGTTATAATATAAACACTGAAAGAGAACCTACGTTCATTAAAATCACAGAAAAGTATTCTAAGGATACATTTAAGATAAAGCTTTATTACAACTTAGTGACTAAAGCTGAGCTTGAAAGAACTTATGATGATGATGATGAAAGCCAATATTTCTATTCTTCTAGTAATGATAAAACACCAAATGTTATTAAACTTGATAATGGTGATGTTTTAATACCAGTTGGTACAGATGAAACAGACGCAACCATTGTGGAAAGAATAGTAAAAATTACAGAAAAGAAAACTAAACATTATTCATTTAACTCTTTGGCATTTTAAACTAAACAATATGGCAACTCCTAAGAAAAAACCAAATACAAAAGCTGCTAATGCTGCACAATCAACTGTAAAAACAGATGGTATTGATGATGTCCGTAAGGCATGTCAAGAAATGGGTGATATGTTAAAAGAAACATATGTAGACACCAGAGATTTAAAAGCTGCTCAAACTAGCATCAAAGCTTACAGTACAGCAATTAATGCTGCTAAAACTCAAGTGATTTACAAGAAACTAACAGGTCATCCACCTGAAATACCATTCTTAAAAAGCTAATAAATCATTTTATGGAGAATGAATTAAGAGAATGCAAAGTGTGTAAGGAAATAAAACCCTTACACACAGCATTTCCTGTTAAAATTAAGAAATCAACAGGTGTTGTTTATTATCCACACCATTGTAATTCTTGCAGAAATGCAGAAATAAGACGAAAAAGAGCATTGCTTTTACAAGATGAGACAATCAGAAAGACATACTATCCTGATAAGTATGCTAAAGAAAAGCTTAATCCTAATTTTAAAAAGAATAAACAGATTAGGAATGCTAAATATGCTGCAAAACATAAAGAAACTCTTAAAGCAAAATATTTAAAAAGCAAAGAGAATCTTGAAGATAGTTACTTAAGACATATTATTAATCAGAGAGAACCGGCAGAATTAAGATTAAAAATGGCTGATATGCCAAGAGAACTTCTCAATATGGTTAAAGAAAATATTCTTTATAAACGTCAAATAAGTAAACAATCTGGCTACAGCATTAGTAAAATTAATTTCTCATAACGTCATCAACAGAAAAAAAGAAAAAGTGGGTAAAAAGAAAAAAAGATTCACTGAGTACTTCTGTGAAGCTTCTTTACAGATTCAAGTTACCCACTTTTTTTTACATTAACAAATAAAATTTTTCACTATTTATGAACACAAACTTCCAACACACTGAATCTCAAATGCATAGAGCATTTAATGTTTCTGATGAACAGAGAAATTATATTATGCACAACATAATATTTGAAACTATTAACACCTATATACAGGTTTATAGATT